TCATCTCTGTCTTCGAAACAGAAGTCGTGGGTTCGACTCCTGCAGGACCGGCCAATGCCCTTATGGACAAATTGGTAAAGTCAGCTCTCTCAAAAGGAGTGAAGTGTGGGTTCGAATCCCACCGAGGGTACCAATATAAATATCTTATTCTGTTACAGGATAAGTATTCTTAAGATATGAATAATAAAATTATCAGTATAGAGCCAGCAATCAATCCTTCTAATAGACCTGCATTTCTATTAGACTGGGAACTTACAATGAAATGTAACTTAGATTGCGATTATTGCTACACTGGTGTAGAATCTGGTGGTCATGACAATAGTACAGAGCATCCTCCCCTTGAGGATTGTTTGAAAACTATTGATTTTATGTATGCATATGCAGACAAATACATGAATAAAAAACCCGAATGGCAACGTATGGTTGTGTTAAATGTGTATGGTGGTGAAAGTATTTTTCATCCAGACATAGTAACGATATTAAAAGCAGCAAGACAAAAACACGAATCTTTTAAAGATAAGTGGCCTGTGACTATTACTTGCACAACAAATGCAGTTGCTGGAAAATCATTATGGTCTGCGGTAACTGATCTAATAGACGAATTTACTATAAGTTTTCATGCAACAGCTTTGCCAAAACAAAGACAACAAGTGCTAGATAATATCTTGTATAATAAATCCATTGGTCGCAGACAAAAAGTTGTTTTTGTAATGCACAACAATCCTGCATTTTGGGATATAAGTTGCCAAGCAATAGAATTTTGTAAAGAGCACAACATAAAATATGTAGTTAAAGTAAATGACAAAATCTCATCGATAATTAAAAGATGGCAGTATAACGGTGACCAATTTGAATATTTAAAAAACTATCATCAATCTCGCACTGCAACGATCAGTGGCAAGGAAAAGTTACAGCAAGCAATGTTACCTTCGGACAATAATTCGGTAGATGTTTCTGCCATTGGTCGAAGTTGTTGCGGTGGCAGAAGTTTATGTAGCAATGGAGATTTAAAGTCTCCAATGTCTTTTCTGCCAGCTGCTGGATTTGAAAAATGGTACTGTAGTGTAAATTGGTATTTTTTGTTTATTAAACAAGTTAACGGAAATGTCTACTTTAACAGAGATTGTAGAATTAATTTAAATTCAGATTTCGAACCTATAGGTAATTTGCAAAACTATAGTAAAATTTTATCTGATTTGGACAATCTATTAGAAAAAGATGAAATACCTGTAGTGCAGTGTATAAAATCTAGGTGTATTTGTGGTTATTGTGCTCCTAAAGCAGAAAAGTTCGAAGATTTTCAACAACTAATGAAAAAACATGTAACCAACGATGTTACATTTCAATACAACAACGTATATTAAAAATAATACCGCCATCGTATAATGGATAATGCACTGGGCTACGAACCCGGGGATTGAGGTTCGATTCCTTATGGCGGTACCAACTTAACGGAGCCTTGGTGTAATGGTAGCACACGTAGAAAGTGATCCTGACAAGGATACAATACAGCAGCCAATTCATTCCATTCATAAGGACGAGATCGGGGTTCGAATCCCTGGGGCTCCACCAAATTTTAGGATGCAGACAGCAATTTAAAACAATCAAACTGTAAATTTGACTAAAAATGCATCCTGTTTTATAATATATTACTTTAGTAAGGTTAACGATGATTCCTCTTATTGCCAAAAAAGAAATAGCACAAGAAAGATACAATATCTGTAAAGCCTGTGATAGTTTTACTGCGGCAAGATTATGTAAAGAATGCAATTGCTTTATGCCAGTTAAAGTTAAGCTAGCTCATGCATGGTGCCCTAAAACTAAATGGCTTAGTAAAATGGATCCTAGAGAACACCAGCCTGATGCGTATAAAGATTTAGAGTAGTATGTCATAGGGTATCAGTAATGGATAATTTATTAACTCAGCAGATCAATTTAAAATTTAATCAAGATTGGACTAGAGTAATTTCTACTCTCAATCATGCTATAGAGATGGTAAGATCGAATTCTGATAAAATAACAAAAAGTTACAAATACAGTGATTACGGGCATCATTATGAATTTGGTAGTGCTGGTACTATAGCACATGTTACTAATGGTAGCAGTTATTGGTATAATATGAATGGCCCGTTGATAACAAAGTTAACTCCTTGGCTCGATTCATTTATGAAAGATGTGGCTCCTATTAAACCTACTTTTATAACTCTCAATAAACTAATAGGAGATGGTGCAGAGCACAGAGATCAACCTGGTCAAAATACAGGATTGAATTATTTTTTAGAAACTACAAATAGCATTACTTACTGCAAAGATTTAAATGTTGAAGAAAGTTATTCGAGTATAAAAGACACAGCTTGGATTTTAAATATTCAAAAAAAACATAGGATTATTAATCCCGATACAAGGATATGGTTTAATCTAAGATTTGAAGCAGACTTTGAAACTTGTAAGGAATTTTTTAAAGACAAAAATTTTGTTTACTAAGACTTTTTAGGTGTGACTATGTTGTAATGGTAGCAACCTAGACTGTGACTCTGGTAGTACGGGTTCGAGCCCCGTTAGTCACCCCTAAGTAGTTTTATGCCACGGTAGCTCCAATGGTAGAGCAGCGGACTGAAAATTCGTGTGTTACTGGTTCGAGTCCAGTTCGTGGTACCAATAAATATTTTATATTGGAGGATCAAAAATGCAAGCAAGACCTATTACATTTAAAAATTCGTTCAATAATGAACAATGGATCTGCGAGGATACCAAAAAAATTAAATTGATTGACGGCGTTAGCTACTTAACAGTACATAAACCGGGCAGCTATCGCATGGTTTTAATGCGTAAAGATAGTTTGGTTCCATTAAAAACTAAACAGTGAGCTCTTATAGTTAAATGGCATAACGCATCCTTGGTAAGGATGTATTTCAAGTTCGATTCTTGGTAAGAGCACCACACTCGCTGTAGTTCAATGGATAGAACGGGGTCCTCCTAAGACTCAAATCCAGGTTCGATTCCTGGTGGCGGGACCATGCTATAAGTATAGTTCTATGCACAAGTTAATCGAACACACACCTAAACGATTGTTTACGTTTGGGTGTAGTTTTACCAATTATTATTGGCCAACTTGGGCTAATATTATAGCCTGTGATTTAAATATACCTTTTTATAATTACGGTAAAATTGGTGCAGGTAATCAATATATTTTTAATACTTTAAATCAGGCCGATGCAGTTCATAAATTTAATAAAGATGACTTAGTTATTGTGGCATGGAGTAACATTACTAGAGAAGACAGATTTATTAAGGATAAATGGATTACTCCAGGTAACATATACACACAAGATTTTTACGGCAGCGATTTTGTTGTTAAGTACGCAGATCCAACAGGCTATTTAATCAGAGACTTGGCTTTTATTAAATCAACAGCCGATCTATTAAGTTTAAGAAACTGTCAATATCATTTTTTTAAACTCATGGAATTTAATTGTTTAAATCAATGGAATCCAAATGTAAGGGAAGATTTTGATAAAAAAATATTAGATATGTATCGAACATATTTAGATAAAATATATCCGAGTTTTGTAGAAGTTCTTTGGAATAATGATTTAGGATTAAAATTTGCTTTAGATAAAGATAAGTTTTATGACAAGTTTGAAGATGGCCACCCAACAGTGTTGGAACATTTTGAATTTTTACAAAAAACTTTTAATCATATTTTTAATGAACGAACCTTGTATACCGTCTACGACGCAGATGTCAGAATAACTGACAGAATCAATGAAATGCGGGTAAAAGGAAGATGGCATCGATTTGTAAGTTTAATAGATTTATTATTTAATAAATCCCAAAATTCACAGATTTATAATTGACAAAAATACTTAGTTTTAATATAATAAATTAACTGGCGTTAGTTCAATGGATAGAACAGTAGCCTTCTAAGCTATAAATACAGGTTCGATTCCTGTACGCCGGGCCAGATTTTTAGGATACATACAGCAAAACTATCATAAACGATAGGTAGTTGGTTCGATTCCAACAGTTGGCTTCATGCCAATTTAGCTCATTAGGTAGAGCATTCGTCAAACGAAGGTATCCTGTTATTGTCCGGTTAGTTCAGCGGTATGAACGCTACCTTGACACGGTAGAGGTCACTGGTTCGATCCCAGTACTGGACACCAAATGATTATAAATATGGATAAATATTTTATAATAAACATGGAATATTATTATGCCAGTATATACTAAAAAAACAATTGTTGACGTGGAAGATCATTGGGGATCGGACTATGACGCAAGGCTTCAAGAAGCTCAAGCTCAAATGGCAATTTGGGCAGCTGAAGGAAAAACAGACGGGAATCTGGTTCATGAAATTGTTACGATAGAGTACCCCACTCGATATATTTCAAGATTTACCAGAGTTTGGTTAGATCAGGCCGCGGCCGAAGCTTACGAAATATTTGCAGTCGCTGGCGCAAATCAATTCGGCAATGCAATTGATAGTTTTCAAATAGTCGATAACGTTTAATTTTATCAAAAATTATTGACGTATTTCCTTACTTATTGTATAATCATTCTACAATAAGATTTAAAGGCTAGGTTCAGCAAGTAACCATTACATGGACAGGTGAATAGAGATAACTTCAAGTTCACCAGGTGAGTTTCGATTTCTCACTAAAATCAAAAAGTAGAAAACTAGCCTGCTATTATATTATTAGGATGTGTTCAGCACTTTAAAATAAACTCTGACGTAATTACCATAGAAAGTGGTCGCAGGACACAGTAGAAATACTGTCCTAGAAATAGGCATTCAAGGAATGGATGACAGAATGGAAAGACATTCTATGTTGTTAGTAGCAGACACAATTACTAACTAGGCAACATGAATTGTTGGTAGGGTCTGAGTAGCATAATCGGTCAGACCAGAAAATAAAAAAACTGCTACGAACATCCTGTTTATCCAAAATCAATTTACATTAAATTAAAAAACGTATATAATACATTTTTAGGATGCATTCAGCAACTTTAAAATTTCAATCATAAATGAAACCAAAAGAGCATCCTGTTGCATAAAATCAAAGAAAGGAGAGTACTATGCAATTCGCAGAAGCAGTAATGAATCAAAAAACTCGTACCACCAATGGTATGAAGGCTCGCAAGTCAACCGCAAACGCATGTGTTGATTTGTTCTATAACATCGGTGCAAGCCGTGGTAAGAATATTGTTCCCGCTTTCACGGCGGCTTACGTAGAAAACTCCGATCTGGCATTGCGTATTGCCCAATGGGCACGTGATGCACGTGGTGGGTCTGGCGAGCGCCAAGTCTTTCGAGATATTCTCGCTTACTTGGAAAAAGCTAATCCGGAAGATGCTAGCCGTCTTTTGGTTAAGATTCCTGAATTGGGCCGCTATGATGACTTGTTTGTGTTTAGCACTAAACCGCTTAAGACACAGGCATACACTATGTTAGGCGATGCATTGCGTAATCGTAATGGATTGGCTGCAAAGTGGACACCACGTAAAGGCGACGTTGCACGTGAAATCCGTGAATTCTTTGGTATGACTCCAAAGCAATATCGTAAGAGCCTTGTTACGTTGACCAATGTTGTTGAAACACAGATGTGTTCTAATGATTGGGATAACATTAACTATAGTCATGTTCCTTCAGTGGCACATGCACGGTACAAGAAGGCTTTTGGTCGTCATGGCACAACTTATGCAGAATATGTAACTAAGTTGGTCAAGGGTGAAGCTGGCGTTAAAATTAACGCTGGTGCAGTATTCCCTTACGATGTGTTGAAGGGTGCTATCAGTAGCTGGAGTCGCAAGACTATGACTAAGACTGAATTGGATGCATTGCAAGCCCAATGGGATGCTCTGCCAAATTTCATCGGTGACGCTAATGTGTTGCCAATGGTTGACAGTTCAGGGTCAATGACTTGCCCAGCAGGTGGTCATTCTTCAAAGAGTGGATTGACTTGTTTGGAAGTTGCAATCTCATTGGGATTGTATTTTGCAGACAAAAACAAAGGTAAATTCGCTGACTGTTTTCTAACATTCAGCCGCACTCCTAAGTTGGTCAACCTTAAGGGTAACATCAATCAAAAGATTGATCAGATGAACACTGGTGAAGTTGCTAACACCAACTTGAACGCGGCGTTTGATCTAGTCCTTAAGACTGCGGTGCAGAACAAGGTTCCTCAAGCAGAAATGCCTGAAACTCTTGTAATCTTCTCCGACATGCAGTTCGACGGAGCTGTTGACGGTAAAGATGAATCTGCTATCAAGATGATGGAACGCAAGTATGTGGAAGCTGGCTATGCCCTTCCTCGTGTAGTGTTCTGGAACTTGAATGCCGCATACGGTAACACTCCTGTCAAATTTGACAAGAGTGGAACTGCTCTGGTTTCTGGCTTCAGCCCAGCTGTAGCAAAAGGAATCTTGAGTGGCAACATGGATGACTTCTCCCCAGAAGCAATCATGTTGAAGACCGTAATGGTGGATCGATATGCGATTTAATCGCTGACCCACACAGCCCGCTTCGGTGGGCTTTTTTTATTCAGCGTCCGCCGGAGCGAAACGTGGGATGGGCTGCTGTCCGCGGGGTTTTGATAGTTCTTCCTGACACACAAAAGAACTATCTTTTTGTTGTTTTTATACAACACTAGTTTGATTGACTTTTCCATCAATAATGCTATACTAAAGACTCACTAGAAAGGAGTCTAAGATGCCCAGGATCTCGAATCCCATTGTTGTTGCTTTCAAAGTTGAACTGACCGAATACGAACGTGGTTGGGGACAGAAGCATTGGATACTTGGTACTTTGATAACGAGTCAGAAGCTCGCCAAGCAGCCATTGATTATAACACTAAACACAACAACCTGAAAGAAGCGCCGGACTGGTATGTCCGTGCAGATTACGTAGGTCCTGTAAAATAAGGAATATCTATGCCTTGGATTCAAAACGTTGCATTAAGCGACATTAAAAAAGGATTTCATATTAATCCTGGTGAGAACGCCATGTTGATTCAAATCGTGGATCCACCCGGCGACTTTCCTACTCCCAAGTACACATTTAAAGAAGTGCATCAATTCCAATTTTTAGACATTGAGGAAAAAGATTTTGCACTGGATGAAGCGATGAGGTGTAGTCATGAACAAGCCGCAGAGCTCGTTCGTTTACTGCAACATGCATTAGCAAATCGTATGAATGTAATTGTACATTGTGTGGCAGGTGTTTGCCGCAGTGGTGCAGTCTGCGAAGTCGGAGTTATGATGGGTTTCGACGACACCGAAGTCTTTCGCAGTCCTAACCTACTAGTCAAGCACCGAATGATGAAGGCATTGGGATGGACTTATGATGAAAACGAACCGTATACTGTAAATGGTGTGCCGTTTGAATACGACGAGTTAGGTAACAAGAAAATTTGGGTGCCCCCTCGCCTTGAAGGAGATATTTAATGTATTTGCACAAAGAAGATTTAGAAAAAATGTTAGAAATTCTTAAAAGCTTTCCAGAAGTTGACATTGTGGAAGTTAAACAGGATAATAGTTCGGGAATTGGATCTCATACCACTATGGTATTTAGAACCACCGTTAACAATGTCGGTGGCGATTTTGAAGTAACTGTGTCAAGTGTGGAGAATTGGTAATGGCAAAGTGCTATCAATTGATTGGTGTTCCAGCCAGCGGAAAAACTACTTGGGTAAATCAGCAAAGTTGGGCAGTACCGTGTGCATACATTAGCACCGATAAATGGGTGGAAATTTATGCCAAGGAAGTAGGTCTTACTTATTCTGAAGTATTTGAGTCATTTATGCCAATGGCAGTTGATTTAATGGCCAAAGAAATAACAGCAGCTCGAGACCTGGGTCGCGACATTATCTGGGATCAGACCAGTACTACGATTAAGAGTCGTGCTCGTAAGTTTAATATGTTGCCGGATTACGTACATATTGCCGTGGTTTTTAAAACACCCAAGGAAGATGAACTTGCTCGTCGCTTGGCCAACCGTCCTGGAAAAAATATCCCAGACAATGTTATTCGTGCTATGATCAATAACTACGAAGCGCCTACATGGGAAGAAGGCTTTACGGAAATACGCTATGTCTAAGGAAGTGCCCGAACATCGAGACAAGCTAGGACGTTTGCTTAATGTGGGAGACTGTGTCGCATATCCGGCCAGTAACACATTGATTATTGGTATAGTCAAAAAGCTTAATCCAAAAATGGTCGGGGTTGAACGATTGGGAAAAAGTGGATGGGGACCTAGTAACAAATATCCCAATGATTTAGTGTTACTAGATGGACCGGAAGTGACCATGTATCTTATTAAAAATTCAGGTTGATTAAAATTCACCAAAATGTTATAATATTCTTTTAAATACTTAAATGAAAGGAGCGATATATGCCTAGTGTATTTTTAGTCAGCGACACGCACTTCGGACACACGGGCGTATGTCGCTTCACACGCAATGATGGTGTGACTAAGTTGCGTCCTTGGGACAGTCCCGAGGAAATGGATGAAGCTATGGTCAAAGCTTGGAACGAACGTGTCAAGCCTACGGACAAAGTTTATCATTTAGGAGATGTTGTTATTAACCGCAAGGCATTGGCCACGTTATCTCGATTAAACGGTGACAAAGTATTAATCCGCGGTAACCACGACATCTTCCGTGATGACGAGTACAGACAGTACTTTAGAGAATTACGAGCATACCATGTTATGAACGGAATGATCTTAAGTCATATTCCTGTACACAGCGATTCGTTGGGACGTTTCGGCGTTAACATCCACGGACACACTCATGCTAACCGTGTTAAGAAGGCCCGTGGCGTTGATGCTAGGACAGGAGAAATTTTATACAGTGATGTAAACGATGTCCGTTATCATTGTGTTTGCGTTGAGCAGACACCGGACTTTGCTCCTATCTTATTTGAAGATGTGTTAAAGCGCATCGAAGCAGAAGGTGGGTCAATAGGTTTTAGGAACGGCAACGGCCCTACAATGTAAGGAGTTATCATGCGTACACCCTGCACTAATTGTGATACAGACAAGGAAACTTACAACGGTCAATGGTGGTTCCTTCGGGGTTATTTTGGTATAAGCGGACAGTTTTGTTCGGACTGTTATGACAAAATCAGTCACGATAGTTATCAGCAACCTAGGAACCCTGAAGAATACACAATGATGTTGTTAAAACTGAGTAATCCTTAAAATAGACCCTTCGGGGTCTATTTTTTTGACTATAATTTCTAATAGATAATTAATGTATAACCATCGAGGATTTATGACACTCAAACAAGAAATTTTGCGATATAGCAGGCAGGAAAATATCGGGCCTTTGACTAATTGGTTTGAAAGTTCATTGGAACAGTTAATTGATGAGCAGGTTTACACAGATTTAAATCAACTTGAAGATACAGGTAAGAAACTAATCAGTGGATTGATTTCTTATGGAAAAAAATATAATATTCATAATGCAGTAGTTGGTATGAGCGGCGGAGTCGACAGTGCTTTAACAGCCGCTTTATTTAAAACAGCGGGCTGGAGTGTAACTGGTGTCACTATGCCCATTCATCAGAAAAAAGAAGAAACCGATAGGGGAATAGAAGCTTGTAAATCTTTAAGATTGGATCACATGCACATAGACTTGACGGAGCAATTTGAGAACTTGCTGGCAAGTGTGCGTGATTATGATCTTACTATAGATGAACCACAAAACTCAATTCGTCGCGGTAATCTACGAGTTCGCAGTCGTATGATTACTCTTTATAATATCGCCAGTATGAATCGTGGTTTAGTGGGTAGTACAGACAATTTTAGTGAGCTAGCCGCAGGGTTCTGGACCTTGCATGGCGATGTAGGAGACTTAGCACCTATTCAAAGTCTTAATAAGAGTTGGGAAGTTCCTAAATTAGCTGAACTTTATGGAGTACCTGAAAGCACTGTTTTTGCAACCCCCACAGATGGCCTGGGTATTAGTAATGGTGACGAGGATCAATTTGGTTTTAGTTATTTGGAATTTGACATCGTACTTTTAAAATTATGTCAGCTTGAACGAACTGTTAACAGAAATTCATTAATAGAATACTTAGAAGTTCCAGCCAGTGATCAAGCTAAAGTGAATAAAATTTTAGATAGGATTAAATCAAGTTCTTTTAAAAGGCGTAATCCTTATAATTTAGAACATCCGCAACAAAAAAATATATATCTAGGCCTGAGTAACTTGGATACATCTGTGTGGAGTGTATGAAATTAACATCTTCACCACATTTTGTTAGATCAATTGCACAGCCTTACACAGTATGGCACAATTGTTTTACTGACGAACAGTTAGATTCTATAATAACATCTCATGATCAATTGGGCGTGTTCCAATCACAGGTTGGATCCGAATCAGAATTTGATCAAAGTATTAGAAAGAGCTCTAGCTCTTTCCATCATAAAACAGATCAAAATTCATGGATCTTTGATAGAATTTTGCATATGGTGGAACTGACCAATGATATGTTTTTTCAATTCGATCTATTAGGATTTGAAAAATATCAATATACTGTGTATAATAACGAAGATTATTATGACTATCACGTAGATACTATGTTTGGAACTATGCCTATTAATCAGGAAAGTCATTTGACAAGAAAATTAAGCTTAACAATTTTATTAAATGACCCTGACGAATTTGAAGGTGGTAATTTTGAACTATGCTACGGCACGCCTAAAGAAGCATTGTCATTTAAATTAAACAAAGGTACAGCTATATTTTTTCCTTCATACATGTTGCATCGAGTAACGCCTATTACTCGTGGTGTAAGAAAATCTTTGGTGGTTTGGACATTGGGTCCAAAGTTCAAATAAAATAAATACGGTTGTCAATGAAAGCTGTCGTTATGATTTACACCATTAAAGATTTATCGGATCCTTTGGCATCTTATTTAAAAGATGATCCAGTGCGCCCCCATATACCACACGAATTAAGATTCGGTGCAAACCGCCAAGTACTAGCATTAACAGAAGATAACACAGTTCATGCAGTTGTGTGTGCTAGACTATGCAGTATAATTCCCAAAGACGAACAAGAACTGTTGTCGGACAACAGCGAGACACCTGACACTGCTGTATTTTACACCATATGGAGTTATCATCCAGGTGCTGGTCAAAAATTAATTAGAGAAGGGCTTAAAGAATTACAAAAAGCAATGCCAACTATTAAAAGATTTGTAACACTGAGTCCGACAACAGATATGGCCCGGCGCTTTCATTTAAAAAATGGCGCCAACGTATTCAGAGTTAACGAAGAAAGTGTTAACTACGAATATATACAACTATAACATTTAAATCAATGAATACTGTAAAAAATTATGTGGTGTGTGCTCACCGCAAAATCAAAAGCACCAAATGGGTTTGGAAAGATACTAAAGATGAAGGCAATATTTACGATACTTATCGTCAAATGTGCTTGCATAGTTTAAGCAGTGCCCGTCACTTCTTAGAAGGAGATTGGGAATACATATTGTTCGACGAAGAAATCGAAAGCATCAATGATGCTATGCCACTAAACAATGACAGGGTCTATGAACTATGGCATCGCGAACCTTGTAACATTCTATGGGTAGGCCCAGATGTGCAGTTTGTCAAACCTACAAAGTTGTTCGATGAATTCAATGAGTTTAGATTGTTCAACTGGACCGATCCCAAACAATGGAATGAACCCAATCAATATAATAAGAGTTTTGCCAACTTGTTTAACAACGATTTGCAGTACTACCCGCATAACATGGATCCAACACTATGGGAATTGGAACGAGAAATGCGAGGCGCTTGGGATAACAGCGACGGAATGAGCAGCTATAACAACCAACAGATTATTCATAACACAATGTTCTGGAGCCAGGGATTAGAGTGGAAAGATGCTCATCGTCCAGACTTGTTTTATCAAGCGCAGTGGATTCCAATTTGGGCAACTGTCGAACAACAAGATGACTGGAACCAGTGCAAATATGAAGATGCACATGCTATTCATTGGCATAGTAGTCGACACAGTCCTACTAAATTAGAATGTATGCGACAAGTTAACGAAGCATTAGGTGTTCCATTATTAACTGAATTAAAATGAAAATTGCAATATTGGGTGCTCGTGGGTTTATCGGGTCTTATCTAGTTCGGTATTTTTCTAATAGCTCACACACTGTGATACCAGTGACAAGAGATACAATTAATCTTAGTAATTATATTGCAGTAGATAATTGGATTAACTCCGTTCGACCTGATGTGATTATTAATGCAGTTACCAGTGGTGGGGGCGCCCGAGTAAACGACATTAACTACACTGATGTACAAACAGACTTAGGAATATTTTTTAATTTTTATAATAACAAACATTGCCCACGTTATATTAACATAGGCAGTGGTGCCGAATACGATAGACGGACCAGCATTCATAAAGCCAAAGAAGAATCTATACTCAACTGCACTCCGATGGAAAGTTATGGATTTGCTAAAAACATTATATCACGTGCAGTGCTTAATAGAGAAAATTTTTATACACTGAGATTGTTTGGATGCTTTGACAGCAGCGAGCCCGACATTAGACTGTTTAAAAAATTTTTAGCAGGAAAAATTAATAGCATTGAAAATAAATTTTTTGACTACATTAGTCTTAGTGACTTTGCAAAAATTGTAGAATATTATTGTAAAGAAGAAACCCTTGTGTATCAAGATATTAATTGTGTTTATTTAGAAAAACACTTACTCAGTAATTATTTAACAATGCTATCCCAGTGGCAGAATGCAACAATTTCATACGAAATTACCAATAAAACTTGGGGATATTATACCGGAGACGGAGAAAAGCTAGCCCTATTAGGATTAGAACTACAAGGGCTGGATGAAGGATTAAAAAACTATGTCTAAAAAAATTGTTTATGTTACAGGATGTTTGGGATTCATTGGAAGCCACGTCACAGAAACTTGTTTAAAACAAGGGTGGTATGTTATCGGGGTAGACAAATGCACTTATGCTAGTAACCCTACATGGATTGATAGTTGGTCAATGAGGTATGGTGATCAATTTCATTTTATTAAAAGTGATATCAATGAGTTGACAAGACTGTATGACTGTGACTACATTATTAACACTGCGGCTGAAACTCATGTTGATAACAGCATAGAAGACAGCGATTTATTTGTTCACAGTAACATCAACGCAGTACATAATTTGCTCAAGTTGATAAACAAAAAGAAATACAAGAAACCTGTATTTTTACACTTTAGCACAGACGAAGTCTACGGCGATATAGAACTGGGCAGTCACACAGAAACAGACTTGTTAAAACCTAGTAATCCATATAGTGCAACCAAAGCCGCCGCTGACCATCTTGTAACAAGTTGGGGCAGAACATATAATCTGCCCTATGTTATAATCCGTCCAACTAATAATTATGGGATTGGCCAATATGTTGAAAAGCTCATTCCCAAAACGGTAAAATATTTGAGTGTGGGACGTAAAGTGGACCTGCACAATAACGGCACTCCTGTGCGTACTTGGTTATATGCAGGAGATACTGCACAGGCGGTAATTAAAATCGTCGAATCTGGTGTAGTAAATGAAATTTATAACATAAGCGGAAACTACGAAACCGAAAATATCAATGTAGTTAAGAAAATAGTCAATTTAATGGGACTCACTGGCCCTTTAGAAGATTATATCGAACACATGATACGAGTTGGTCAAGATGTGCGATACAGTATCGACGACAGTAAATTACGTCAATTGGGGTGGAAACCTGAAGCAATATTTGACAACGAACTAGTAAAGATAGTAGAATACTACAAAGAAAATTTTATTTGGTGATACATGGAACAAATTCTTCAACAAGTTCGCGAGTACATTCGCGAAAAACAATCAAACAAAAAATGGCAGGCAGGTCGAGACTTTGTTAATTATGCAGGTGCATATTACAATGAAGATGAATTCGTAGCAGGAGTGGAATCACTGCTCAATGGATGGTTGGCCATGGGTGACCAGGGACTGCAATTTGAAAGGCAATTTCCTAAACAATTTGGTAAAACAAAAGGCATTGTCACTAACAGCGGCAGTTCAAGTAATCTGCTGATGATGTCAGCATTGACCAGTAAGCGTGGGTATAACTTGCCCAAAGGCACTAAAGTGTTAATGCCTATTGCAGGCTTTCCTACAACTCTTAACCCAACACTACAAGTAGGGTTCGTCCCAGTGTTTGTGGACATTGAATTAGATACACTAAACTTAGACACTGCACAATTAGAAAAAATCTTAATAGACAACCCAGACATTCGAGTAATCACTTTTGCTCATGTATTAGGTAATCCTCCCAACATGGATGAAGTCATGCGTGTTGTCAACCAATATAATCTAATTCTATTAGAAGATTGTTGCGATGCATTAGGCAGTACCTATGATGGTAAGCCATTGGGTTCATTTGGATTAATGTCTTCATGCAGTTTTTACCCAGCACATCATATGACCATGGGCGAAGGTGGATACGTGGCCACAGATGATGCTAACACTGATGTAATTCTTCGTAGCTTCCGTGAATGGGGTCGTGGATGCTATTGTGTGGGGCCCGAAGCTAACAAGCTAAAATGTGGAACGTGTGGCAAGCGTTTTAAAAACTGGATTCCTACTCTGCCAGACGAAATATTTGATCACAAATATGTATACGATGAAATTGGATATAATCTCAAACCCATCGAACTACAATGCGCCATGGGCTTAGAACAACTTAAAAAATTACCTGAGATTCATGCACTACGTAGACGAAACCATGCTCTTTTATTCAGCATCTATGAAAAGTACGAAGAATACTTTCACTTACCCCGAGCACAAGATAAAAGCGATCCTAGCTGGTTTGCATTTCCATTGACTGTGAGGAAAGATGCGCCATTTAAACGCAGTGACATTGTGGATTATTTGGAAGAGAATCTGATTCAGACTCGTCCTTATTTTGCCGGTAATATTATGTTGCAGCCTGCTTACAGTCATTTGATGGATCCGCAGGTAGCCAAAGACAATTATCCTAATGCTACACATGCCATGACTCATACATATTTTCATGGTACCAGTCCTGTGATTACACCAGAACAAATTGCTTACATCGGTGAGAAGGTTGATGGTTTTATGAGTTTGTTTGTATGAAAAAATTAAGTATTGCTGCCGCTAATATTGACGGCCAACCCATGTTTAAATACTTGGATCGAGCTAGGCAACTAGAAGCTCAAGGTCGAAGTATGATTCACATGGAGATTGGCGATCCTGATTTCAATACTCCGGATAATATCACCATGGCAGCAGTACGAGCTTTAACAGAAGGTCGCACTCATTATACCAGCAGTTGGGGAGAATTAGAATTCAGAGAAGCTATACGTGTTGCTACATTTAATAGCAGACACTTTATGCCCGATTTAAATCAAGTGTTGGTAGTACCTGGCGCTAATGTCGGCATATTTTATGCCGTGTTTACACTATGTGATCCAGGCTACGATGTGTTAGTGCCTGACCCTGGATTTGCTACTTACTACAGCACAATTAAGATGTGCGGTGCAAACGCTGTTCGAGTTCCTTTGAAAGAAGAACACGGGTTCCGTATGCAAGCAGATGACGTGCGTAAACTGATTACGGATCGTACCAGACTGCTGATTATTAACAGTCCCAATAATCCCACTGGCGCAGTAATGTCAAAAGAAGAGCTTAAAGATATCTACGACCTATGCGTTGAAAAGGACATTTACTTGTACAGCGATGAAATTTATAGTCGAATGATTTACGATGACTATGAATTTACAAGTCCCAGTCAATATGATAAGTGTAAATCCCATGTTATATTAAGCAATGGATTTAGTAAAGCATTTGCCATGACAGGGTGGAGATTGGGCGCACTAATTGGTCCCACTGAAGTCATGGAACGTATGGCTGCATTGTTGCAAACTACTAGTAGTTGCGTCACTCCTTTTATTCAACATGCTGGCGTTGAAGCAATACGTGGAACACAGGATTCTGTTTATAGAATGATGACCGAATACCGAAGTCGGCGAGATATTCTTGTCAAAGGTCTCAATGAGATACCAGGATTTCGATGTAAGTCTCCGGGCGGTGCATTTTATGTGTTTCCTAATATAGAAGAAACAGGACTCACTGACATCGAAGTATGCGAGCAATTAATGGACAAAGCAGGAGTAGTCACAGTACCAGGCAGTTGTTTTGGTCAGTACGGTCAAGGACATATTAGGCTTTGCTATGCCACAGACACTTATAGTATAATGAGTGCAGTTAATCGAATTAAAGAATGGGCCAGTAAATTATGAGAGTATGCGATTGGATCGCCGAATATTTGTATCAAATCGGAGTTAAACGTGTTCATGGATTGATGGGCGGTGGGGCCAGTGGACTTAACGACGGCTTTATCAAAAATGGAAAGATGGGCTATGTTTGCTATCACCATGAACAAGGTGCTGGTCATGCAGCCATTGGCGAAAGCAAATTTACAGGACAACTGGCAGTAGTAAACCCTACCACAGGTTGTGCAGGTACCAATTGTGCTACCAGTGTTCTTAATGCTTGGCAAGATAGTGTGCCTGTTTTGTTTATCAGCGGTAATGTTCGTTTGAATACTTGTAGTGGCTATATTAATCAAACCAAAGGTGTTAACATTCGCAAGTATGGTATTCAAGAGCACAACGTTGTGGATACATACAAGTCAATGACTAAAATGTCCCACTTTGTTCTGAGTTCCGACGAAGTTGCATATAGACTACAGGAAGCAGTTTGGAGAGCAACAACGGGTCGACCAGGTCCTGTTTGGATTGACATCCCTGGAGATGTTCAAGTGGCGCAAATGCCTGAGAATCCTTCACAGTTTCAACCCCCCACAACTACACTTAAACTACAGGACTATGCTTTAATTAAAGAATTATTGAGTAAAGCCGAACGCCCTGTTGTATTGGCGGGCTATGGTATTAGACAGGCAAATGTAGTTGATAATTTTGTTAAGTTTATTGAGAAATATCAAATTCCTTATGTAAGCACTTATGGTGCCAGGGATTATACAGAAGACCGTCATCCATTGAGTGTTGGGGCAGTGGGCATCAAAGGTTCGAGAGCTGGAAACTTTGCCATGCAGAACGCAGACTTATTGCTAATTCTAGGCAGCAGTTTAAATTCTAGTGTTGTGGGATATGATCCTACACAATTTTCTCCGGCAAGCACTAAAATTCTTGTGGACATCGACTGGAACGAAATTAACAAAAACATTGTGTCAATTGATCACAAGTATAACGATTATTTGGAAAACTTTTTTGGGGCTATGCTATGACGAGACACGAATGGATTCAAAAATGCAACGAATGGAAAACAAAATGGCCTGTAATGCAAGAGGAATATCGTCCCTCTGAAAATGATTTTCAATTGAACATTTATGCCGTGCTAGATGCAATTAATCAGCATAGTTCAGCCAATGACATTTTAATGGGCGATGCTGGCAGCATTAGCTATGCAGGGCCGGTGGCACTTAATGCCAAACATGGGCAGCGTTTTATTTTTAGCCCCGCTCAAGCAGACATGGGATGGGCGCTACCTGCTGCCGTTGGTGTAAGCATGGCCAGTGATCAGCCTGTTATCAGTATTATAGGCGATGGCAGTTTTATGAGCAATGTTCAAGAATTGGCTGTGGTCAAGCAACACGAACTAGATATCAAATTTGTTATATTAAACAACAACGGTTACTTGAGTATTAAAAACACACAACAAAAATATTTCAATGGAAGAGTGTATGGTACCAGCGGTGAAACTGGTTTATGGTTTCCTAGCATGAAAAATATTGCTGTGGCATTTGGCATGCCTTGTGTGGATATCAGAACAAAAGAAGATCTACGTCTTCATTTCCCCAATGCCCTTAAGAAAAAAGGCCCAGTCATTATAGACTGCCAGTGTCTCAATGAGCAAGAAATATTGCCAGCCCAAGCATTAAAAGATGGTAAACAAGCTGGCTTACACGACATGACACCATTCCTCAGTGAGGCTGAATTAGAGCAAGAAATGATTGTCAAAATTGATTAAATGCCATTGATTTAATTTAAATATTTTGCTATAATAGCAGTTCCACTAATCCAAAAAGGAATTGCATGTTTGAATCAATTGAAATTCGTAAAGCCGCTAATGGTTTTATCCTGGTTGTCAATACCGAAGATGAAGCCAAGGAATATGTTTACGATACTAGCCGCAAACTAATGCGAGTTATTAAACAGTATATTGATGCCGATAATAAATCGGAAGAGTAATACTTAAGTATACGTTAAAAATATTATTTTTATAACAATTTAACAGGCCAAATTTTGGTTGACCAATATTCCCTAATTTGCTATAATATTGGAATAGTAAGCAACAAGAGGAAACAAAATGGCTCGATACACTCCGGTTAAGATTTCTACGTTGGAATTGGCTACTCTGTCTTTTGCGGCATTTCGTCATAATCAGTCGAACGTTCGCAAGGATCCGACTTACTTTGACAAAGTCACAGATTCGGTGGTGCCTGTGACTCCTAATAAAGTTTTGATGCGTGAAGGCAATCTTCAAGTCACTGAGCAGGATCTCACAGATGCTCAGTCGGCTATGGAGACGCTGACTCAGGATCGCGTGATGCGAATCCTTAAAGGACTCAAAGTTGCCGATTTTCAAAATACACTGACTAATCTTGTAGGGCAGACTGAATGCACTATGAGCGATGCAGGACTTATGGCATTTCTTCCTTCAATGGCTGATCAAATTTGCCAGCGTCAAGCTCGCGAACAAGAAGTAGCAGAATTGGCTCACACCAGTGAATTTTTGGGTCGAGTGGGAGACAAAATTACTGTGGAAATCACGGTCATGAATTCCCGCTATGTTCAGCAGTTTGGTTGCTGGTCTGTGAATGCCAAAGACAGTGCAGGCAATTTGATTTCTTACTTTACTAGTAAGGAAGAATGCACTCGTAGCGGCCGTTATACTGCTAAAATTAAACGTGTTGAAACTAGCAGTTTCCATAACGGTGCCCGTGTTACCACGCTGAATTTTGTCAAATTTGCTTAAAAAATAGGCAAAAAATGTGTTGTTTTTAAACAACATTGTAATACCCTACCAAAATGTCGGGTAATTGACCGAAATTGGTAGATTTGCTATAATACATGTATTGCAGTTAACAACAGGAGCTAAAAATATGTCAAAAGCAACAATTCTTATTCGCAAGGGCACTTACCGCAACAAACCCGTTGACGGCAAAGTTTTTGAGCTGGTTGAGCAGTACAAGAAAACTGCCAATGGCGGGCACGTCACTGTTCGCAATGGCGGCGTTTTTCCCGACATGCCCGACACTATCCGTATCAAAGTTAGCGGTGTTGCTGCCTACGAATTTGTCACTGGTAACGAAGCTATTGAGCATGACATTGAAGTGCGCGAAGCTGTTGCCGTTGAGACTGACGAAGAAGTCATTGCTCGCATCCGTGAGCGTTTCGACATCCTTGACGAAATGACTAAGGCTGCTACCAACGGCGATATTCGTGCAATGATTGTCAGCGGCCCCCCGGGCGTTGGTAAGAGCTACGGTGTTGAGACTATTGTGGAGAAAGCTTGCCTGTTTGACCAGATTGCTGGCAAGAAACTTCGTGCAGAAGTTGTTAAGGGTAGCGCCACTGCATTGGGTCTGTATTGCACTCTGTACAAGTACAGTGACCCCAATTGCGTTCTCGTGTTTGATGACTGCGACAGCATTCTGTTGGATGACGTTGCACTGAACTTGCTCAAGGGTGCGCTGGACAGCGGCAAAAAGCGTAAAATTTCTTGGCTTGCTGACAGCAACATGTTGCGTCGTGAAGGTGTGCCAGATCAATTCAACTTCAATGGAAGTGTGATTTTTATCACCAATTTGAAGTTTGACACCATGAAGTCGCAGAAACTGCGGGATCATTTGGATGCACTGCAAAGTCGTTGCCACTACTTGGATCTGACTTTGGATACCATGCGTGACAAGTTCCTGCGTATCAAGCAGATTGCCACTGACGGCGCATTGTTTCAAGACTATGATTTTGGCGACATTGGCCGTGACGAGATTTTGGAGTTCATGAACTCTAACAAGAGCAAGCTTCGTGAAATGAGCCTGCGTATGGCGCTGAAGATTGCGGATCTGCGTAAGAGCTTTCCGCTTCGTTGGAAGGCTATGGCAGCAACTACTTGCATGAAGGCAGCATAATAGACAATGACAAGGCATTCTTTGCTAGTATCTTGGCAATGATGGCCTTGTTATTTGGCCACCCTGTTATTGCTTTAATCATTTTCCTAATAGGAGTAATGTAATGAGTGGGTACGAAACTTATACTAGGTTGCAAAGAATCGAAGCCCAGGCAAAACACCTTGGCTTTAGATTGGGTAATCCTAAGCATGGTTATACGGGCCGAGGTGATGTTGAGTTTGTTGCAGTCTTTCCGGCAGAAGATCAATTGCCTATATATTCTCGTGACGCTGAACTTTTTGTTGGATCTTTTCGTGAACTAGAAGTGTGGTTGAATGGGTGGGCAAAAGCTCAACAGTATGACTATATGTTGCGTTTAACTGATGAAAAAAAGCGCAAGAAGTTCGAAGACAAAGAGCGTGAGCGTCAACGACTAGAGGCCGAACGTCTGGAAAAACGTAAGATGTTTGCCGCGCTGTCAGATAAAACTGAAGACCAAGTTAATAAACTTATAAAGTAAAGGATATAATATGAGTTGGGTATTGATTCTGTTTGTTCATGCAGGTGTGATGTCCGACAAAGACAGCATGTCACTGACAAATGTTCCGGGATTTGCCACTGAGGCTGTTTGCCAGGCTGCTGGCAAACAGGCAGAGGCTCTTGCTAAACGGACTACTAAAGAAGTTAAATTTGTCTGTGTTAAACAAGGAAACTGAACAATGATAAAAATTATACAAGTGTGGTTTACTGTATCGGTTCTGGCTGGCGCACTAATTTATCTTTGGTCTATAGCTACCGGAAAAGATCGATGGCAGTTGACTAAAATTGTTTTAATTGCTACACTGTGTGGACTGATTTCAACAATGTTCCTTTCACTGATTTATATTTTGTTTTAACTATGTATAAAATTACACTAGAAGTTCTCGGTCGACTCGCTTATGTTATGTTGGGGGCGACTATCACAATCATTCTTTTTACTAATGGAGTTATTTAATGAAACGTATTTTTACTCTCTCCGTTCTTGCCGCGACTATTTTGGCAACAGGTTGTACTCGTATTGAAACGGGCGAAGTTGGTGTTCGTGTTGGCTTCGACAAACAGGTACAGCAAGGAGAACTTTTGCCCGGCTCGTTCAATCAAGTATTGATTGGAGATGTGCTTACATTCCCAATTAAGGACGTTAACGTCAAACTGGATGACATGACTCCTGTGGCCAAAGACAACAGCACTATGAAGGACTTTGATGCTGTGGTTATCTATAACATCAACCAAAGTCAGGTTGCCGAACTGTATAGTCAAAAGAGTCAAGCATTCCATGCTCGACATAACGGCGACATCTACTTGATGTACAACTACATTGTCCAAACTACTCGTAATGCTATCTATAAAGAAGCACGTAAGTACGAAGCATTGGACATGGCAGACAATCGCCAAGTCATGGAGCAGGCAATTAAAGAGCAGATTCAGAAGTCGTTGTCTGAAGAAAAGCTGGACGGTAGCTTGATTATCGGGCAAGTGTTGATTCGTAACATTGTACCAGCTGATTCAGTTGTGGCATCGGCTAACGATTTGGTTCGTGCTAAGAACGAATTGAAACAAAAGGAAGTCGAAGTGAAGACAGCTAAGATGGAAGCTGAACGTATGCAGGCACTGAGTAATCAAGGTGCTCAATCAATTGCCTATATGCAAGCTCAGGCTATGATGAATATCAGCGAAGGTATTAAAAACGGCAAGGTGCAGACCATTGTTGTGCCTGCTAACTTTAACGCATTGATGATGCCCAAGTAATATGAAAATCGGTCTAAGCTTTAGTCGCTGTGTGCGAGACATCGTAGAAGGCAATGTTGATATCGGCGATGTCTTGATAATCATTGCTCGAACAGATTTTGACCCACGCGATGATGCACAATGGTCGGGGATTTGGTCTGGCTATCATGGCGGCTCGTTTTTTAACACAAACATGGAATGGGGCGCCACTGACCATACCGAAGAAGAGTTTCGTGCAGTTAGTATAGAGCTTTGGAACTTGGGAAAACTGCATCAGCCTCGAAAGTTCGGAGCTCGTCCCAGTCGCTTGCCTTATTACTGGTTAGAAACTGTCTTAGTTGGCGAAGATCTTGAAAATAATATAGCAGTAAAACAAGCATGGGATCAATTTCAAATTCTTGCAGGCTTGTCTAATGTTAAATTAAATAATCAAGCACATTAATTTTTTTCGGATCGCCTGTTAATCAGTTAGCTCCTGTGGCGATTCTTTAAAGCCTTGCGTAAGCAGGGCTTTTTTTTGACTTTAATTTAGCCCAGATAAGTATTTGCATGACCCTTAAAGACATTACCAAAGATCTGCACCAACAGGCCGAGTCTACGCAGTTTATGCGAGCTTTGTTTGATGGCAAGTTACATCCAGAGGTGTGGATAGATTTCACATATCAAAAAACATTGTTCTATAATACCATAGAAGGTGCAGCCGGATCATGTAGATTGTTACACGATTTGCCTGACATACGCAGGGGATTTAAAATTTACCAGGACTATTGTGCAATGACCAGCAACAGTTCTACCAAGTATCATTACAGGTCATCGGTAGTAGATTATCACAACTATATATTAAGCATTAACAAGGATCCCGATTTAATCATGGCTCATTTATATGTATGGCACATGGGCGATCTTTATGGCGGGCAAATGATTAAGCGTATGGTGCAGGGATCGCATATTGCATTAGATTTTGAAAACAAAGAATTATTGATTCAAAATATCAGAGCAAAATTGAATGCGGAGACCATGGGACAAGAAGCTCGTAGAGCTTTTGAATGGTCGATAAAGATATTGAAAGAATACGATAACATCGCTCGGCCCGAGCATCAATGATTTGACTACGTGTTTAAATACTGTTATACTGCAACAGTATGATGAATCCCACCTTTCAATTTGTTGAAGACTACATAGAGTTTATTGGCGGCTATAGAACCGCTGATGGTAAAAAACTGGGTCTGTTTCAACAAGTGCCCAGTCCAATTAGCCTTGCAAGGTATGATGTGGCAATTATTTCTAGTTTGTCATCACAGACGGCTGAAATGAACAAGCCTTTAACTGATAAACAAAGTCAATTAGCGATTAAACTAGTAGAAAAGTATCGCAGGCAATTGGGCAATCTAACTCCTCCTATAATTTTGCCAGAAAAACTAGACAAGTTCAGATTAGGAGTTAGGGCAGTCGATCGTACTAAATCAGTTTTCATTGAAGACAATCAATTTATTTTAAAATTTCCATATGACACTAAATTAATAGACATGGTAAAAAAACAAGCCAAAGTAGGCGAGGGATCTATGTCTTTTGATTCTGACAGAAAAGTTTGGAAATTAGGAATGACCGAACACATGTTAAACTGGATAATGGCAGTCTGTCCTGCTAATGATTTTTTGATTGATGAATCTGTTAGCTCGTTGTATCAAAAAATGTTGGCAGTTGAGGAACAAGACTATAACATATGTCTTACTGTAAAAGATAATAATGTATTGATCACTAATGCACCCAGCAGTCTACTAGAATTTATAGAAAAATATGGCGGGTTACATTATAATAATTTATTAAATTTAATTGACGCCAGCAGTGTGCTGGGTTACTCAGTGGACAAGCTCTTGTTAGAGCAGTTAGAAAATTTAGACTATGGATCTAATAGAGATTTTGTTATTAACAAAAAAACAGTATGCTCTAAAGATGCTGTAAGCTTAGATACAATCTTGAATTATGCTAAAAAAGTAAATAGGTTGCCCATACATGTATACGATATAGGTTTACCTAAGAATAATACAAATGACATTGTCTATTTAAATAGGGGTGTTAGTCCAAATATAACTCCGAAGTTATTAGTATCTTTTACTAGTATGATGATAGGCAGTAAGAAACAAAGTTGGGTATCCAACGCTGAAAAAATTATAATTCTAGAATGAATCAAGCAAAATTAATTATTCGCGACGAAGTCAATGTAAAAATTGAAGGGCTCGACCTTACTGATCGAAAACGATTAGTGGAAAAGTTCAAATACGAAATACCCGGAGCAAAGTATTTGCCTGCGGTCCGATTAGGACGATGGGATGGTAAAGTGCCTTACTTTAATTTAGGCGGGACCACATATATCAATTTACTTCCGGACATTCTTCCTTTCTTAGAAGAACGGGGCTACGATATCAATGTTGATGATGTGCGCGAATACAGTACTACATTAGAACTTGGGCAAGTGGTTGAAGATAGTTTTGCTCACAATCAATGGCCCAACGGTGAGCCAATTGTATTGCGTGATTATCAAGTTGAAATTGTTAATCGATTTTTAAAAAATCCACAGTGTATTCAGGAAGTAGCCACAGGTGCAGGTAAAACTATTATGACAGCAGCATTGTCTGCAAGTGTGCAACATTTGGGGCGAAGCATTGTTATTGTTCCTTCTAAAAGTCTTGTTACACAAACAGAAGCGGACTACAAAACCATGGGACTAGACGTTGGTGTGCTGTTTGGGGATCGTAAAGAATATACTAAACAACATACAATCTGTACATGGCAAAGCTTGAATGCTTTAGTAAAGAACACAAAGAACTACGAAGCAGATGTGACCATACACGATTTTATCGAAGATGTTGTTTGTGTTATGGTAGACGAAGCACATAGCGCCAAAGCAGATGCATTAAAGTCTATGCTGACCACTATCTTTGCTCGTGTTCCCATTCGGTGGGGATTAACAGGCACAGTTCCTAAAGAGGATTATGCATATCAGGCTCTGAACTGTTGCATTGGTCCAGTGATAGGACAACTCAGTGCCAGCGAGCTACAAGAGCAAGGACATTTAAGCAACTGTCATGTAAACGTAATACAAATGGTTGACTATGTCGAATACAAAGATTATCAACAAGAACTAAAATATTTGTTAGAAACAGAATCACGTATAGATTATATTGCTAATCTAATTAATAAGATTGCCGAAACAGGAAATACACTGGTGTTGGTTGACAGGGTAGATCCAGGTAAGCGGTTGGCTAGTAAAATAAAAAATGCAGTTTTTGTGTCAGGGGCTACTAAATCGAAAGCAAGAAAAGATGAATATGATGAATTTGCGATTACTGATGATAAGGTTGCTGTGGCGACTTACGGTGTGGCCGCTGTGGGTATTAATATTCCTAGGATTTTTAATTTGGTTCTTGTGGAGTCCGGAAAAAGCTTTACAAGGGTTATACAATCAATTGGGCGAGGCATTAGACGAGCTGAAGATAAAGACTTCGTCCAGATCTGGGACATAACGTCGACTTGTAAATTTGCTAAACGACATTTAACTAAACGCAAGCAATTTTATAAGGAAGCAAATTATCCTTTTAGTATAGAAAAAATCGAATGGCAATAAAAACTTTAGCAGTTTGTGGGTGTAGCTGGAGTGCAGTAAGTCGGCACAAGGATTACAAGAATACTCATTGGAGTGAATTATTAGCAAATGAACTACAACTAAAATTATATAATTTAGCGATCCCCGGCTCATCCAATTTAATTATCAGATTGCAAATAGATAAAGCTATAGAATTGAATACCGATCTGATTATAATCACTCCAACCTCTCCAGATAGAATTGAAATTCCTAATAAGTTTGTTGATGAACCAGATAGAATTAGTTATGACGATGTAAATGATTATACCACCGATGGAAACAACAAATATTTGCGTTCATTGCCACTATGGGATTTCGTGAATAAAAAAATTCCGGGAATTGAAGATTATGTTAAACATTTATATTCTTCGACTGTAAAAAAACAAATAGATCGTTGGATCATCAGAGATGGGATACATCAAATAAAATTAAAAAACATACCATATATTATTCAGCCCCAATTATTATGGGACAAGAATATCGACATTGATTCAGATTTGTATCAAATTTCCAATCAAAAAAATATAATTGATAATCAGACTTGTTTGTTTTATAATAGAGTTCATGAAGACAACAATTTTGATCCTGGTTATCATACCAGATTAAAAACTCAAAAATTGTTCTCTGACAGATTGCAAATTTTAATAAAAGAACTTAATATATAAACATGAGATTACTAACATTAGAAAATACCAGCTACGAGCTGAATGAAATACCTGAAGAAGTTGATGACATTAGATTCTGTGTACTAGACAATTCCGACCCTAAAGAACCCGATTATTTTTTTATACCCCTTATCTTTTTAGAAAGTTTTAATAGTCCGGCATTGGTCCTTAAAATAGGAAACAGCATAATCAAAATGCCCATCGATTGGCAACTGTTAATTGGTGAACCTGACTTAGGAGATCTCGAAGTAGTTCCATTAACATCTATTAACGACAGGGGATTTAGTGCATTTGCGTTTAATCCAATGGCCAGTTTTAAACCTGAGTTTTTTCCAGTTGAAGTAGTAGACATTTATCAAGATGTAAAATGGTATTTCCCTAAACTTAAACCTGGACAAATGTTGGCAGTGCCAATGGAGACAAATAAAGATAAACCTTTATGTGTTTATTTTGTCAAAGACATCAGTCGTCAAAGCGAAGTAGTTAACTATACAAAGGCATGGTAAAATGACCAAATATACAGAACCAGAAATGTTTCAAGTATTCGATAGGCTAATTCGAATTTATTTAGAAAGTTACCCCGATGATAAAGAAGCAATGACCAGATTTATGAGGTGGTCGTTCAGTCAATACGGATACGATTTTAAATCTACTTTAAACGATGAGTAGTCTTAAACCTGGGGCTACATACATTTACGAACAAGCCAACGGTATAGTCTATGCCAGGGAAGCTCATTCATTGGAAAGAATAGAAATCGGCAGAACGCCTGACAGAGTTAAGAACGATCAATTGGAATGGGATTTATGGAAAGAAATAGTTGAGCAAAGTAAATTTAATCCTGCTTTACAATCAGAGCTAGAACGTGTTAAAATATTTTATCTTTTAATGAAGGGGGATGCAGTAGAAATACAGCATCATCCAGTATGACAGACAAATTAAGCATCAACAATGAAATGGCTCAGCTTGATATGAAAAATCGAGAATTTTATGATGAGCTCACAGAAGAAGAACGTAAAAAATTCAGCACGTATCTCATGATGAAGTATAGTGCCAACGTAGAAGGTAGCACAGATTTGCAAGCCTGGTATTTGTTAGCCAGCAACGAACGAGTTAATATAAATTTCTTTGATTTTAATAAACATATCAAACTGCAATGGCTATCTTGTACTGCTGTCAGTCCTGGCATGGGTAAACAAAGACACTATTGGCTAAGTTCTAAGAAAAAAGAAGGCAGTAATACAAAAATAATTAAGTTTTTAACTAAACTTTATCCCACTTTAAAAACAGATGAAATTGAACTTTTGGATGAAATAAACACAGAAAAAGAAATCAAAGAGCTGGCCAAAAACTTAGGTATGAGTGATGCTGAAATTAAAAAGGAACTAGGGTGAGTTTTGTTTGCAAATATTGCAATAAATCGTATTTGAAAGAAAGTACGCTGATTGCACATATGTGCGAACCCAAACGTAGGTGGCAGCAACAGAATGAAACAGGAGTTCAACTGGGCTTTAAATCCTATCTACGATTTTACGAAATAACTCAAGGAAGTGCAAAGCTAAAAACATATGAAGATTTTGCAGCTTCGTCTTTTTATCTAGCTTTTGTAAAATACGGTAGGCATTTAATCGCTATTAAAGCAGTTAACACTGGCAGTTTTACTGAGTGGTTAATAAAAAATAATAAAAAATTAGATCACTGGTGTAAAGATGCACTATACTTAGAATGGCTACATCAATATTTAAAAAAAGAAAATGTGCAAGATGCCATAGAGCGAGCGCTAAATGAAATGCAAACATACACAGACGCTGACAGTATTTTGCAAAATAATTTTACTAATTATTTTAGATTGGGATCAGGAAACAGGATAGTACATCATATTTCCAACGGAAGAATAAGTCCATGGATTGTATATAACTGTGACAGTGGAGTTAAGTGGTTAAGCGGGTTAAATGAAGAACAACTCAGAATTATTATGGCGTGGATTGATCCAGAGTTCTGGCAGAAAAAATTTAAAGATTATGCAGCAGATGCAGAGTGGGTCAAGGATATTTTACAAAAGGCAGGACTATGAAATTTAAGTCAGACATTGATATCGATTTTGCTAACAGAGATCAAATTCTTGCTTTGCTTAAGCATACATCTGCTAGTATTCTTAAAGACGACAAATTAACCAAGCATAACACTGGCGTATACTTTACAGAAATTCCAATCGACCCTTTTACAGGACTGTCTAATTTAGAATACCATACAGCGGAAGAACGAGGTTATTTAAAATTAGATTTTTTAAATGTGGGAGTGTATCAGCAAATTCGTGATGAGGATCATTTAACTCAGTTACTAAATCAATCTCCAAATTGGGCAAAACTTTATGATCAAAAATTCTGTGAGCAGTTAATTCATATTGGTAATCACTATGATACTTTAATTAATATGCCCGAAGCTGTGACTAGTATACCTAGAATGGCCATGCTATTAAGTGTTATTCGTCCAGCAAAAAGACATCTAATAGGTCAAAACTGGGAAGAAATTGCCAAAACAGTATGGCAAAAACCCAACGATGACAGTTACTTTTTTAAAAAATCACATGCAGTGGCATATGCACATTTAGTAGTAGTGCATATGAATTTACTGACTAATGCAGAAGATGTTATTAACCGATTCGTCGAACAAGAGTAATACTTCTTCTTTTTGAACGTTTTTGTGCAGATTCTTTAAGACTCAGAGCCGGCCCGTATTTTAATTCTACGTCTTTACTGTTAAACGTTTTCAGTGTTGATCTGAACTGAAGCCAGTCTGCTTTTAAAAAAATATTAATAGGCACCAGTCGATTACTTTCCCACCACCATACTTCTCCCAGTTCTAGATATAAGCGTTTTTGCTCTGGGGTACGCAAAATTCCAAAGTCGTAGACGCTGGTTATAACATCATCTAAGTTTTGGATGATTCCTACATATTCATTTCCCCCGTAAGTTAAAAAACTTAAAAAGGGATACTGGTCTAATAATTTTTGATGATCTATTTCCACAATGATATTTATGGTTTGATGTCGACGTGGTTTCGATTCTGAAAAGCAGCTAAATATGTGATGCAAACCATCATAAGCTACTACTACGACAATACAGTCATTATTCAATTTGACATTGATTCTACTTGTTTGGTTCCAGTTAGCATTTCGCAAAGGAATAGAGTTGTGTACACAAGACCAATTAAGATATATAAAGGCATTACTAATATTGTAAAAATAGCAGTGCAAAATTCAGATCAAAAACCTATTGATATCACAGGGCATACCCTTACTTTTAATATTGTAGACGATTATGTTTTTGCAAATGCCAACGTCGTCTATTCTAGCAACGTGACAATAAGTAATGCATCTGCAGGTTTGGGATACTTGGCAATCCCTGGGTTAGACTTAGTTCAGTTGGATAGAGAAAATTATAATTATAATGTAAAAATTAATACATGCTGGGGTAATGTTGTCAGTTATGTAGATGACAATTACGGTGCAGCTGGCCAACTGCAATTAAATTCATCAGCATATCCAGTTGAACAACCACTTAACTTGGATCTTGGTCAAGTCGGAGACGGGACTGTCAGTGCTATGTATGATTTTGGTGAAATTTAAGGATTAAAAATGAGTTTAGAAACCCTATTAGGAATACCATGCCCAACTGGACCGCAAGGCCCACAAGGACCGCGCGGTCCACAAGGAGCACAAGGTCCGCAAGGAGCACAAGGAGCACAAGGTCCACAAGGAATTCAGGGATTGCGCGGCACCCAAGGACCTACTGGATCGCAAGGTCCCACTGGATCGCAAGGTCCCACTGGCGTCACTGGCGTGCAGGGCCCACAGGGAATTCAGGGGCCACAAGGGCCGATTGGACCTATTGGACCTATTGGACTGAATGGAACGCAAGGTCCACAAGGACCACAAGGCCCTGTGAGTAATGTTATAACAGCAAGTTCAGGAAATGTTACTATTACAGCACCTAATGGTTGGGTGAATATAGGGCCTTCGGGAAATGCTATTTCAATTCCTGGCAACGTCAGTCTGCCCATGCAAATTGGCCCAGATAATAATCCTATAATTGTTCCTACTAGTTCCAGTGGGCAACCTATTACAATCGGCCCGCAGGGATCTCCTGCGTTAGCCGCATATGCAAATGGGTATGCTGTATTTGGTATTCCTGTATCTGACGAAGGAGTATTAATTTCTTCTAATATTGCAAGCATTAATTTTAAAGGCAACGGGATAACTGCAACAGCCAATGGCTCTGCTATTACAATTAATGTTGTATCATCTAATTCTACGTTAACCAGCGATCCAGGAATAGACAGTTATAGTGCTAATATCAGATTAGAAAATGAATATATTACCAGTAATGTTGTGATAGCTGTGGGTAATCTGGCAGGAACGTACGGTCTGGGAATTTCAGAATCTGGAAACACTATTACTATATCACACGCAGATACTAGTAACGTATCGAATATTTCTTTGGTTTCAAAACAATTTATTAGTTCGTTAAATTTTGATGTATACGGACATGTTGTTGGCGCAACTGCAAATAATCAAAGCACTTATACTCTAGAATCATTTTCTACAACAGAATTTAATACAGTTAATTTAAGTATTAAAGACTCGGACAATATATTTTCAAATATTGGATTTAGAACTGGTAATGTAGGGGTTACTCCTGGATTAGACATAGAATCATCTGGCAACATTATTACTTTTAAACATGCCGATACTTCTAGTATTACTGGAATTACTGGTAACGCTAACTATTTTGTCAACAGCATTACCCTTGATCCTTACGGGCATATCACTGTTATCGGTAATGCCCAAGTAACCACTTATACACAACAATTTGGAAGTCGCTCAGGCGGCGCAAATTTAATTTTAGCTGGAAGCGATAGCTCAAACAGCAACGTACAAATTGTTTCGGGAGCAGGAATCAGTATTAGTAGTAATACTAGTTCGATGGTAATTTCTGCAGTGGGCGGTGGTGGTGCAGATGTTATAGTTGAATTAGGAAATGTTTCTGGAAACGTAAACATCGACAGATCGCTGGGTTCTATTTTTAAAGCCAACGCAACAGGAAATATAAGTTTACAATTACCATCAAATATCAGTGCTGGTCAAAGTTTCACTTTAATTGTTAAACAAGATTCAGCAGGATCCAGACTTGCCACTTATAATGCTGACTACAAATTTGCTGGAAACTTTAGAACACTGAGCACTGCGGCTAATAGTACCGACATGTTAAACATGTTTTACGATGGTTACGTCATTTATACTAGTCTAACTACAGGATATCAATAATGAATTTTGGCAGTAGTAGATTAGGTTTTTGGTATAATAAACCCGCTGATCGAGGATATAAAAACAAGATTGGGGTTTTTTATGATCCTCTGACCAATGGGCCCGGCGGTAATACCGATTATTATAATTCTGGAGATGCAAATCCGCCGGTGAATTTATATCCAAATTTGGCTGCAAGAATTAGTGCTTTAGGGTATACCCCTAGTTTGATTACGAGTTATTCTGCTTTAAAAGCGTTAAATCTTTACGAATATGCACAACTTTGGGATATAGGTTATGCAAGTCCTTATTTGACTAACCCCAACGATCCAACAGCAATTTTGACCAGCTATCTTCAGGGTGGCGGCGCAATGTTCATAATGGGAGAAAATTCAAATTTTGGTGTAAGAGATGATTCGGTTGATACATTTATAACTGGATTGGGTGGCGGAAATGTTGTTAGAGGAACCACTGATTATCCTTACAGTGTGAACGTGACCTTACAAGCTGAGTTTTTGTTATCTAATAACAGCAATTCTGTGGATTTTGCCCGCCCCGGTGTGTTTTCACAAGTGGGATCAGGAACACCAATGACTACTGCATTCGTGGACAATGAATATGTGGCTGCTATGTGGACAACGGGTTCCTTATTAGCAGCACCCACAGGCACAGTGATGTCAATTTTAGATGTTAATTTTTTAAAAGGCAGTTACCCTCAAAATGATTTTATCGACAACACGATAATATCATTGAATAGAAAGTAAACGAAATTTTGATAAGTACGATAATATAAACAGATTTGGGATATTTAAATGAGTAAAACAGTCCAATGGAAACGCGGTAATGCTAATGTAAGTGCTTCTTACATTGGTGCCCAAGGTGAAATAACAGTTGATACGTCCGAATGGGGTCTGCGGGTCCATGATGGATTGACAGCTGGTGGCTATAAGATTAGTAATGACACTGACGATAATGTTAATGTCGGTAACATAAATATCAACAATCAAACGATCCAAGGTAAAAACAGTGATCAGGATGTACTGATTGGGGCAACAGGGATTGCTAATGTTGTTTTATTTGGACAATCAACTGTGGTCGATAATGACATATATGTACAAGGCAGTGGAACCATTGACGGAATTTTAATTCAAAATTCTACTATTTCAACAGTTAATCCTAATGTTAATTTAGTGTTAACTTCTGGCAATGTATCAACTACTGGAAATTTTTACGCAAATATTCTTAGACTTAAAAATGAAAACTTTTACATTGCAGAAGTTTTTAGCGGAGCACTGAGCAGAAACATTACCAGTATATTTTCTGGATTATCATATCCGCAAGATATTACCGTAAGAGCAAATAGTACAATTGTTGGATTGCATACATCAGCTGTGGGCACAGTGGGATTAAGAACGTTTGCTACTAACTCAGTTCCTATTACCATCGGTGGGGATACATTGGTTCAAGGCAATGTGACTGCAAATGGATATTCTGCCCCGGAATATTCAAGTTACTTGTTTACATCTAATGCAGCATCTGTATCGGGGCTTACTCACAGAATTTTCAGCAATACTTCTAATGTAAACATTGTTAGCATACTGCATGACAATGCTGAAGTAGCAAGATTTTTTAGCAACAATCAAACCCAACTAACTGGTAATTTGATTATTACTGGGGGTCCTGGTGTATCTAATCAATCTGCATTCCCTGAGGCAAGACTTCAAATTTATAGTAATGTAAACTCTTACAGTCAAATAGTACATCAGAATTTGAATACACAATCTTTATCTAGCTCAGATTATGTGGCCACAGCCGATAACGGTTCTGACACAACCTACTATATTGACTTAGGTATTGTTGGTAGATTACACGACGATCCTGCATTCTTTGGTGATACTACTACATTCAATGATGCTTACCTATATGTAGTAGGGTACAACCAAGCTGGCCCAAGTTTGGGTAACGTGGGTAATTTAATCATTGGCAGTACTAACGGGTTAGTTAAAACATTTATCGGTAATGCCGCTCAAGCAAATGTTGTTACTGTAGTTGACAGTACAGGATTGCTACCTGGTGCTAATGTTACCTATAATTTAGGCAGTGCTACAAGACAATGGAAAGATCTGTGGGTCAGCAATAACACAATTTACATAGGTGGAGTTGCACTGGGTGTGAGTGCAAACGGTAACTTAACTGTTAACGGTAATGTAATTTCTGGTGCAGGGGGTGTTGGGCCACAAGGGCCACAAGGTGCGACCGGACCGCAAGGTCCGATAGGTAACACTGGACCGCAAGGACCGCAAGGTCCGATAGGTAACACTGGACCGCAAGGACCGCAAGGTCCGATAGGTAACACTGGACCGCAAGGACCGCAAGGTCCGATTGGCAATACAGGACCACAAGGCCCATCTGGACCACAAGGCCCATCTGGTTCCTCATATACAGATAGCAATGTTATATCATTGTTAGCATCGTTGGGCTCTAATACTGTTGTAACATCAGGCAACATCACTGGCAACTATTTTATTGGCAACGGTAGTCAGTTGACTGGTATAACTGCATCAGCCAACACCGGCAATGTGACCTTTAACGATCAAGCAGTTGTAGGCACCGGTAATCCAGAAGGTGGCGGCGGCCTGTATTTGGCTCCAGGCACCGAAAGTGTGGGCAATTTACAATATATCCGAGTGCGTGGTGGTGATGTTGCCACACACATACACCTTGATACTGGTAATAACGCTTATTTTGATCAATACTTTGGCGACGACAGCAAGTATGTAAAACTAGAAGCTGGTGCAACAGGTAACATAATGATTGGTACCAACGCAATCAACTGGAACTTTGATGCCTCTGGTGACTTGACTGTGCCAGGCAATCTAGTAATCAATGGTCTTACAAATGTATTTGGATCAAATGTTGCATTGTTACAATCGAATCCTGATCTACCATTACTATCAGTATCAAGTGGTAGTAACGGTGGTGTATCAAGTCTTTGGGTAGAAGATGTTGCTAACATCGGCACTAGTAATATAGCGGCAGTATATGTTAATCCTACTCCAGGGTCAAAGATTGTTAGAATAGCAGTAGGACAAAATGGTAGCCCAGGTCCTTATCTATGGGACTTTAGTACAACCGGTACACTAACAACGCCCGGTAATATAACATTACCCAACGGTGCAGTGATCCGAGACACAGCAGGTGATGCAGTGGCATTTGGTTCAGGTGCTGGCGAAACCACACAAGGTACTTATGCAGTGGCTGTTGGAACCCAGGCTGGCTCCGCCACACAAGGCGCGGGGGCAGTAGCCGTTGGACTGCAAGCTGGCCAAAATGGTCAAGGTGGTGGTGCAGTAGCAATTGGTGCTGGTGCTGGTCTGATTGACCAAAACGGTTCAGCAGTGGCCATTGGCTACGCGGCTGGCGAAACCACACAAGGTGTTCATGCGGTGGCCATTGGTACCAGTGCTGGTCGAACCTTACAAGGCAATTACTCAATCATCCTGAACGCCACTGGTGCCAATCTAAATGCAACCACAGCCAACACATTCACAGTGGCACCTGTTAGAAATGATGTGTCTAACGTTGCCCAAGTAATGTTCTACAACACCACTTCAAAAGAAATCACATACGGCAATGTCATAAGTGTAGCTGGCAACATCAATGCCAGTCAATTCAATTTTGCCAACGGTGTAAACATATTGAGCACAGTAGCAGGTACATATGGTAATGCCAATGTGACCAGCTATTTCCAAAGTCTAACATCACTGGCACTTGGCTCAGGTGCAGGTGCCACAGCACAAGGCCTCGGCTCTGTTGCACTGGGCCTCAACGCTGGCAATGATCAAGGCTATTACGCAGTAGCCATTGGTATTGGTTCCGGCAGAGTTGCACAAAGTGACAGCGCAGTGGCCATTGGTGGCGAAGCAGGTTGGGTCAGTCAAGGCATTAACTCTGTTGCTGTTGGATACCGTGCCGGTACAACCAATCAAGCCAACAGCTCAATTATATTGAACGCAACCGGTGCTAATCTAAATGCAACCACAGCCAACACATTCACAGTGGCTCCGGTTAGAAATGATGTGTCCACAGCCAATGTGGCCCAGGTCATGTTCTACAACACCACGTCAAAAGAAATTACATACGGCAATACCATCAGCATTGCTGGTAACATCACAGGCAACACAGGCGGATTTGCCATAGGTTATAGAGATATTCCTCAAGTTGTATTCACCAGTAACGCTACATTGGCATTAACTGATGCAGGTAAACATTACTTTAGTTCTAACAGTGCCAATGTTATTACTGTTCCAAATAATGCCACAGTAAGCTTCAATATAGGAACCGCAATCAGCATCGTCCAGCAAGGTACTGCAAACTTAACTGTGACTCCTGGCTCAGGTGTAACTATGTACTTGGCTGGAAACAGTACATCAGCATCTAGGACATTGGGTAACTTTGGCATGGCCACATTGATAAAAGTAGGCACAGATACTTGGTTTATCAACGGCACAGGAGTTAACTGATGTCCGGTATTATGCAAGCTGCTGTGGGAAGTTGGAAACGTACAGTAGCAGCCGCTGCAGGTCCTGCATTGGTCTATGATTTAGATGCGGCTAACTTTGCAGCAGTACCAACTAACGGCATAACAGTCAATGGATTTACATTAACCGTAGCAAATGCTGGTAGCAGTATTTCTTGGCAATCTGCCAACGGTGGGGTATTTAGAAAAAGCAACGCTGTGGGCACTGATTTTATCTATGGTGGTCCTAACTATGTTACCGGACAAAGTTACACAGTGTTCATAGCCTACAAACGCATAGCAACTGCTGATGGTAGATTATTGAACACACAAAGCGAAGCCAGCAAAGACTGGCTCATGGGCCTGTACAACGGCCACGACCAAACATTCTATCCTAACTTTGCAGTTAACCTGCCGTCATCGGGTGCTGATCTCTTCTGGCATCTTGATTTTGCTACTTGGAACACTTCAACAGGTCTAGGACAACTATATTCTGCAACCAGTGTCTCGCCGTCAAGCGTGGCATTTTCTGCAACCAATGCTGGTGGCGGAGGTTTCAATCAGTTGCGATTGTTCAGTCGTTCATCAGGCAGTGAAGTACAAACAGCTGATATAGGATTTATCAAAGTCTATAATGGTGTGTTGGATTTGGCCACTGTACAATCCCTATACGCTACCTATAAAGCTAGATTTGGTTACTAACCACATATTAATATAAATAACAATAATAACAGGATTTTAGATATGGCATCATATACAATAGTAACAGCCACAGCGGCAAATGTAGCTGGTAACACTAACACAATAGCCAGCACAAAAGTTAAAATAGTAGCAAATGCAGCCTGTGTTTATGCTATTAATGCCCCGGCAACATTAACCGCCAACGTTGGCGCAATGATTCCCGCAAACTTTCCCACATATATAAACATGACGGGCATTGGAAACAGAATTTCAGTTTTACCAGTTGCTGGCGGCAGCACTGCTATTACACTAACAGAATGTGGTACAGTTTTTCAGAGTGCGGTAAATCAAAATAGTACAACATTTTTGAACACATAATACTATGAAATCACATGAATTTATCCAAGCCGCAGCAGATATGTTGGCCGCATTTGGCAACAACGAACAACAGTCTATAAAGCCTAAATAATTGATTTTGTACAAAAATTAGTGTATACTAACACTGATGTTCAACTCTGTACAGGATTATACCCTAAGCATACTGCCCGCTAAGAAGAAACGTAGCCAAAGTGGTTGGTTAAGTTTCAATGCAGTCTGCTGCCACCATAATGGCGATAGTGCAGATACCCGAGGTCGCGGCGGAGTCATTACAAATCCAGATGGTGGGGTGTCTTACCATTGCTTTAATTGTGGATTTAAAACTGGTTACCAATCTGGCAGACCGCTGAGTTTCAAATATCGAAAATTTCTGAGTTGGTTGGGTGCAGATGTTAATGAAATACAACGGCTAGTAGTTGAGGCGCTGAGGATCAAAGACTTAATTCAACCCGAAGACATCAAACCTGTTGTTGAAGAAGAAATAACGTTCACTGCTCGAAAATTACCAGATGAAGCGTCAAGTTTTATGGCCTTGGTTGAATTTTATGAACTAGCAGATAGTCTTGACTATCCACAAGGTTTTAAAAACGCAGTTGATTATATATATCAAAGAAAAATTGATATGCAACGTTATGAATTTTATTGGACTCCCGAAGTAGAATATAAATTATCACATCGTGTTATTATTCCTTTTAAATACAAAGGTGAAGTAGTAGGCTATACGGCAAGAGCATCAAATGATGATGTTAAACCCAAATATCACAGTGATCATCCTGCCCATTTTGTTTTTAATTTAGATGAACAAAAACCGGACAGTAAATTTGTCATTGTCTGCGAAGGTCCTTTTGATGCCATGAGCGTAGATGGAGTAAGCACACAGACCAATGACATCAGTGAACAGCAGGCAGAGTTGATAGAATCTTTGGGTCGAGAAGTAATCGTAGTTCCAGACTTCGACAAACATGTCAACAAACAAGGCAAGGAAGTTTGGCCCGGACAACAAACTATTAATCGTGCAATAGAGTATGGGTGGTCAGTGAGTTACCCTGTGTGGAAAGACACTGCAAAAGATATTAATCATGCAGTTCAATTGTATGGAAAACTGTTTGTTATGAAATCTATTCTAGATGCCAAAGAATCCAATTCATTAAAAATTAAATTGTTAGCTAATAAAATATGACCAAAGACTATAGTGTTGATCTCCAAAAATTATTTTTAGAAATGATGCAACAGAATCCTGAAAGTTATGTCAGAGTTCAAAACATTTATAATCCAGAGAACTTTGATAGAAGTCTCCGTGACGCCGCACGTTTTATTAAAGAACATGTGGACACGCATAAGATCATGCCCACTCCTGAACAGATCAAAGCAGTGGCAGGCACAGACCTAAAACCAATTCCAGATCTCGGAGAAAATCATTATGATTGGTTCATGGTTGAATTTGAAGGATTTACTAAAAAATATGAACTAGAACGTGCAGTGCTCAAAGCCGCAGACATGATTGAAAAAGGAGACTTTGACCTCATTGAAAAGATTATCAAAGATGCTGTACAGATCAGTTTGACCAAAGACATGGGCACAGAGTATTTTGCAGATCCCCGTGCTCGATTAATGAAAATTAAAAGCAACAACGGACAAATTAGCACAGGTTGGCCCACCATGGACAAGAGATTGTTTGGTGGTATGAATCGGGGAGAGCTTAATATTTTTGCCGGAGGATCGGGTTCGGGTAAAAGCTTGTTTATGCAAAACATTGCATTGAACTGGGTCGTAGCTGGATTAAACGGCGTGTTTTTAACGTTAGAACTTAGTGAAGAATTATGTGCCATGCGTATTGACAGCATGGCAGCAAATGTCAGCACCCGAGAGATTTTTAAAGAAATAGATACTGTGGAGTTAAAGATCGGTATGCTGGGCAAAAAGTCTGGCAGCCTGCGTATCAAATACATGCCAGCGCAGAGCAACGTGAATCAGATTCGTGCATATCTCAAAGAATTAGAAGTACAGACTGGCCGTAAAACAGATTTTATTATGGTAGACTATTTGGATCTCGTTATGCCGGTCAGTGCCAAAGTCAGTCCCAACGATTTGTTTGTCAAGGACAAGTATGTTTCGGAAGAGTTACGAAATTTAGCCAAAGAATTCAGTGTATTAATGATCACTGCCAGTCAGTTAAATAGAAGTGCAGTTGAGGAGATTGAATTTGATCACAGTCATATCAGTGGCGGTATTAGTAAGATTAATACAGCAGACAATGTATTTGGAATCTTTACATCCAGAGCTATGCGTGAGCGTGGCCGCTATCAGATACAATTGATGAAAACTCGTAGCAGTAGTGGTGTGGGCATGAAAGTAGATTTAGACTATGACGTCGACACTCTGCGTATTACAGATCCGGGCGAGGAGGCACAGGGTACTCCGGGCACACTAAAACCCCAAGTTGGCAGTATTATGAGCAGTATTAAAACCAGATCTACTAGTAGTGACGATGAAGGTGCTCCACGGAAGTTCGAAAGAGCCCAAGGAACTCCTGCATGGGAAAAGCCCATGAGTGGCGGAGACGGCGAAGTACAAAGCGCCAAACTTAAACAAATGTTGGCAGGATTGAAGAAAGTAGACCAATGAGTGATTTATACTGTCCAATGATTCACGGGGGGCTGAATATAAATTTAAAACAAAACGACCAACTGTCTTTTAATCAATGTTGTTTGAGCACAGTAAATTTAACCGTACCTTCAAATATAACAAATATTTGGAATAACGAAAAATTGATCGAAATCAGAGATCAAAATAATCAAAATGTGTGGAATAAAGATTGCTGGGAATGTGAAAGATTAGAAAATGCAGGCCTGCGAAGTTTTAGACAAGGAATGATTGATAAATTTGGCATAAAGAAAAATTTATCAGGCCCACAACGAATAGATTTATTATTCGATCGTAGTTGTAACTTAGCATGTGTGACTTGCGGGCCAGGTTCTAGCACATTGTGGCAAAAACATCTTAAAGAACACAAACTACTTTTATCCAACTATTCTAATAAAACAACCATAGATGATATTTTTAAAACTTTAAAATCGTTGGATTTAAGTAATTTAGAATTAGTACAATTTTGTGGCGGGGAAACTTTATTGGGTAATACATATTGGGACACTGCTGATTTTATAGCAAATCTTGTCCCCGATTGTGCAAATAAAATAGATATTGCATTTCAAACAAATGGAACTCAGTCAATTGATAAAAAACATTTTAATATTATTGAAAAATTTAGATTGGTAAAATTTTTTATTAGCTTAGATTCAACACATAATAGATTTGAATATCTTAGATGGCCAGCTAGTTGGAATCAAGTGACAGATAACATTATGAGATTGCGAGAAGAATTGCCAGTCAACGTTATGTTTTCGGTCCAAGAAGTTGTTAGTTGTCTAAATATGTATTATTATTTAGATGTACCAAATTGGTTAAATGAAAATTTTAAAACAAATAGGCTCGGGGACTCTGTTGACTATTCCATGCAATTGGCCATACATAAACACTTAGATGTCAACAACGTTACACAAGAATACGTAGATGCAATAGCACATACTCCAATAAAAAATATTTTACGGAAAAATTGGAAGGAAAATCCAGAAAATATTAAAAACATGCTAGAGAATTTAAAACTATTCGATTCGTTACGAAACAAAAACTGGCAAGTTGATTTCCCTGAAGTGGCACAGTTTTATTCTAGGTATCTTTAATAAATATACTTAATCTGGAGCCAGAATTTTGCAGAAAAAAACTCGTAGTTTATTAGAAGAACTAGATTCCTTACGATTACACAAAGATAAAGAAAATCTTGTGGAAAGTCGTGCCAATCATGTTATCACTGGCGCCATCAATCTTATTAACTTTATTCGTGAAAATTACGATAAAGAACAGTCTGAAGAGTTAGAACGCAGATTAATTAACAGCATTAGGTCGCAGGACACAGCTAAATTTAGCCGCGGCGTTAAAAGGATTTCAAATGAAAGTAAATGAAGTTATCACTGAAGCCGGAGTATGGCAAGGTATTAAGAATGTGGGTCGCGGACTAGGCCAAATAGCAGGAGGCGCCGCAACTAAAGCAGTCCAGGGGCTAGATTTGCTTGCAGGTGGATCGGGTGATGTTGGTACTGTAAAGCAGCGAGTACAACGTAAATTAAAACAAACTACCCAAAATTTAGCTAACATAAATCGAGAATTACCCCAACAAGCTTTGGCAAATTTTGAATCCCAAATGGGCGAACAAGGCATTGATATAAATGACCCTAGAACATTTAATCCGCAAACGGTGAGAAATTCTTTACGTGATTTTGGATTACAATTTTTTGCAGGCGGCGAAGAAGATGCTATAAAAGCATACATTGCTCAAACTATTCAATTTGAACCTTTGCCTGGCAAAATTGATAATAAAACTGTGTTAAACTATTTTAGAGAGTTAACAAAAATTAGATCTAATGCAGTATTGTGGGTAGCACAAAATCAATCGTCTCAAGAAATTCAACAAGCACAACAAGCACAGCAAGCACAGCAAGGCCCTGCATTGACGCAGGGAGTTAGTGTAGTCAATTCTGCAGACCCATTAATTTTACGATATAAAAATACAGACTTTGCTCTTACCTCAAATGACAGATGGGTATACTTTGGAAGTAATAAAGAAGCAAGCCCTGAAATGACACAATTTTTAAATAAACAACTGAGCAAATTATGAAACTATTTGAAATCCGCCAAACACCGCCAAGGTGGCTAATACTAGAAGGCGCCGAAGGCAAGAACTTACATCTGGAGCACATTGAAGATCTTGTATTCAATGAAGGATACATGGGGGCTCAACGTGCTTTAAGCTATATGGAAAGTCTTCGTCAAATGTTTGCTGACGGAAAAGGCACCGCTACCAAAGTCACTGTTAAATGGGACGGCGCGCCTGCAATTATCTGTGGTATAGATCCCGTGGATGGCAAATTTTTTGTAGGTACAAAAAGTGTTTTTAGTAAAGATTCTAAAGCTTGTAAAACACAAAAAGACATTACAAAATTTTACGGAGAACAAGAAGGCTTGGCCGCTAAATTATCAGTGGCATTGAAATATCTTCCAAAACTAGGGATTGGTAATGTACTACAGGGGGACTTAATGTTTACTCCTGGTGATCTTCAAACTGGTGTTATTGACAATGAAGAAGTTTATTTTTTTACACCGAATACTATAACATACGCAGTCCCTGTGGCCAGTGAGTTGGGTAGCCGAATCGCAAGATCTAAATTGGGTATAATTTTTCACACAGCATACGAAGGTGCGAGCTTGCCTGAAATGTCTGCTAGATTTGGCGCAGAAGTAACCGGATTGAATCGAACAAATGACGTTTGGTTTGATGATGCTACATACAAAGACTATACAGGCATAGCCAGCTTAACTCCAGCAGAGAATAGTCAAATTTCCAGGACTATCGGTCAAGCAGCTATTACACTTAAAAAAATTAATGCAAACAAGTTTGACATTATTTTAGGCAATCCTGAATTTGCAAATTACATTAAACCTTTTATTAATAACATGGTCAGAGCCGGCGAACAAGTAGGAGAGCCTATAGCTTTTTTAAATAGATTTCTAGCTTATTACAAAGGCAAACAAGAAACTGAAATAGCTAAATTACGTGGTGGCCCGGAGAGTGCTGCTGCCAAAGCAAGAGTCGCCAAAATAGAGCAAAATGAAAAATTCATAGAAGATAATAGTAATACTTTATTGGGAATTCTTGCAATTTATAAAAGAATAATCGAACTTAAATTAATGATACTTGCAAAAATACAAAAAGTCGAAAGCATTGGTACTTTTATTAAAACTGACGATGGCTATAAAGTAACTGCACCTGAAGGGTTTGTTGCTATAGGTCATGACGGCGGAGCAGTAAAACTAGTTGATAGATTAGAATTTAGCAAACAGAATTTTTCAGCAACAAAAGCCTGGAAAAAAAGCTAACATCAAATAAAAAAATCAAAAAGGCATAAATATTTACATGCGTTAATTCGCAGAATTTTTAAAGGAAAAATAAAATGGCAGTTTTTACACGTACAAATGGTAATGCACAAAACGTAGTCAGCGTTGGTAACATTGCTCTAAGCACAGAAGCATCAAG